GTCAGGATCGCACTGAAACGCAGCTACGTGTTTAGTAGCATGGGACCACTAGGTCCACCACAAAGAAGCCCACCAGCGCCACACTGATGAGGGTCTAAGCAGCCAAGTACTCAAGAAAGAAGAAACAAAGACGAGTACTAGAAAAGAAAGAAATACTGAGTTGGGAAGACACATCCAATGTCAGTAAGAGGTTTAAGTGAAAGGAAGAAAAAGGAACAAAGAAAGAGAAAACAACTAAGTAACTAAAACTAAAACTAAAAGAAGAAGAAAGAAAGAAAGAAAAGGAAATGTTTAATTTAAATTTAAATGTATAAGAAAGAAGAAAGAATTAGAAGAATTAATAACGGGGCATAGGTGGAGCAATGGGAATTCGGGACCTTCTACGTCGACGATTACGGATAGGTCCACGATTAGAGTTAGGACCCGCGTAGCGAGGCGGAGCATAGAGAGGGGGAGAAGCACGAACAAAAGACTGTACAGCCCTCTGAGGAGAAGGATAATTCTGATATTGCACATATTGGGGAGCATTTTGAACTCTCTGAGGACCAGACATGGCAACTTGAGAACCACCAACAGCCTGTTGAGGGCGAATACGGGGTTTTGGGGCAGCAAGAGCTTGAATTCCCTGACCAGCCATAGACAAAGCAGTTCCTATGGCGGCACCTTCCGGGCCAAAGACAGCACCCACAGCGGGGGCAAACTTGACCGCGGTATCCAGGATATTCTTCCACCAATCACCCTTAGCATTCATAGAACAAGGAACACCAGGTGGCAAATCCATCTGAACAAGAGAAATCAACTCATCTAATTTAGGATTATAAGGCGGAGACTCTGTGGCAAGAGCAACAAGAGGAGAATCAAGAGAACAAGGAGTGAAAGAAATAATTACACGATAACGAATAGTAAGAGTAGTTTGAGGAGAAAGGCCGGTGAAATAGGCACCAATTTGGTCCAAATCGCCAATGATGCAAGGACTTCCAGCATTAACCGAGTTAGTTGCCGGAGGAACACAAAACACAAGGGAAGCAAAAGAATTTCCATTAACAAGATCAGTTAACGGATTATTCAGAACAATTCCCCCTTGGTCAGTGTACCTCTTTTGACTATCTCGTTGCCGGGTATGCATTTGATAAGTACCTTCTGCTGCTTTCGCAAGAACAGAATCAGGGTACAACATAGCAAGCGCAGGAGTGTAAGGAGGCAAAGCCATCAGCCGAGCGTTTGAAGTACCAGTGTGACCACCGGTATACTGATGGCGGATAATACATTCATTCGCCATGTCAGGAACACGATAACGAATAACCGATCCACCCTTATACAACTCAGGAGTAGTATTAACTATTTCAAAACCGGAAGAAATGACTTCATATTGAAAGCGCTCATAAGGAAGAGCAAGACCATAATTTGGCCACTGGAGTGAAGTAACAGTGAGAGGACCCGAGGTAGGGAGAAAAGCCGTAACTCCTGTAGAAGAAGGAATAAAGGTGTTACCAGTCTGGGTGGCGACCGGACTGATACCACCAAAAGCAATATTCTGAACAGAAGTAGGGGACGTTATCGCAATGCCATTATCAACCACGGCAGACATTTGCTCAGTGGTTAAAAACGGGAACGACGCAATGTTAACATCCCAAGGCAGAGCAGGATTGAGGGCAGGAAAATCAACCAAAGAAAGCGATTTTTGCAAATTATAACAAACTGTAACCTGACGTTGTCGAGATTTTGAAGGACGACCATGGCAACTATAAGGAACGTCATGAAAAATGTCAGTAGAAGCTATAAAATATGCCTGCTCATCAGAGGTCAAATTTGATAACAATTTTTGAGCGCGAGATGAAGACATAAAAGAAGAAACAGAAGAAAAGAGAAAAGAAAACCTACCGTTCTAATGAAGAAAAGAAACAAATATATAACAAAACCTAACTTTCTAAGAAAGAAGAAAAGGAACAAATATATAACAAATTGAAGAAAAGAAAAACACAAAACACAAAAACAAATGCTGCAGGCCGTTACAACAACAAAGCCTCTAACCTAACCCCATCACCATAGTCGACATCCGCTAGAATTTTCCATAGAGGATGATACAATCTACTACCCAAGGGCGTAATTTCCAACAAATGAATCAGACTTTGCATCAAAGGTCTAATATCAGAGCCATATTTATAAACCATAAATTCCCACATTTTGTCTTCAACAATAGGGGGAAAATCGCGAGAGAAAACTTTATAAATGGTGTTGGATTGCACCATGGTAGGACTGAACCGATTAATTAATTGACGAATTGGTGGAGTAGAACAAAAACCGATGGAGGACAGGTTGTTACACAACTTAGCGGCCAATGTATCAGTTGGTTTAAAATCAAACGTTTTCAACAACTTAATGGACAAAGAGGGCAAATAGCCCCAATGGTATAAACCATCAAAGCCCAAAGTCCAAAAACCTTTTAAAAAAGTACCAAAACAAAAGTTGTCATGGCGTCTAATTTTAGCACTGAAACCATAAGCAGAATAAGGAACACCTTCCATAAAATTAACAGTAGCATCGATATTAATTAAACTATTTCCAACACACGTGTCGGGCTTCCCTGTAGCAGTCTGAGGAGTGGGAAGTTTTATCTTAAACTTGAATTGACGCTTGTCACCATAACGAACAGTTAATTTTGGATGAGCCACTTTGAGAAAATATTCAGAAAAATGCGGTGGCATACCCAACAACTGATACAAAACTTGAGTTCGCTGTTGAACAGCCAAACGCTGAGTGCTGTCAAAGGCAGAAAAGTCGGACTCAATACATTTGATTTGTCCATTGTCCAAATACAGAATAAAGGTGTCATCACCTAAGAAAATACCAGCCCAAGAGATCTGAGCTGACAACAATAAAGCGACATTTTCTGTAAACCACAAGGACAAATCCGAAGAAACAACACCACAAGCAAACTTGAGAGTGAAGATATGAGTTTTAGACCGAAAGAATTTCTTACCATCGAAAACATGTTTCATATGAGTAGTTAAGAGTCGAGTGACAGGACCCAACAGAGCTTGATAAAAGGGAGGAACATTCCAAATTATGCGGGGTTTCATCTTCAAAACCAATTCATCGCATTTCGGAAACACATCAACGGAATTAGGCGGGCTGACAGTGTATTTTAGTACCTCCATAGCTTTCATAATACGCTCTATTTGATGGGGTTTCAAATTTAAAAGATATTCAGGAACGTGAATAGAAGGATCATAGTTCATTTGTTCTACGTTATTCAACCAATCATAACCAAAAGGAATTTTACTGGGACTCGGTACCGTGAGAACGGCTAACACACGATAGATTAATGCATAAATAGAGTTTGTAAAAGTTTGTTCAAATTTAAAACCATAACAATGATCAACAAAAGGATAACCCCAAGGAACGGGGTTAATATCAAAGAAGGGAACAATCTTTTCAGGAAAGGACTTAACATTAAAATCTGGCAACAAAAGTTGAGGTCTGTGTGGTGTCAACAACGCAAGAAAATCAGAAGAAGAAAAGAGAGGAGACCGGGAATCATCAATCATCCAGGGAGGATCACAAGGCTTAGTTATGTCAAAAGGTTGATTGCAAGAACGCAATCGCAAGACAGAACTAAGCCCAAATTTTCACAACACAGGGTTGTGCGAATTCCTAATACCGCAACAAGAAAACCAACCACCAAGAGAGAAAACATTTCGATTTTCATCCATTGTTCCAAAACTGGAACCAGAACAAGAAGCAAGACGAGAAATCGTTCTTTGCTGTTGAGCAAGTTCTGAAGCATAATAAACAATGGAGTTGGTAAGCAATTCTTTAGCGGCAATACGATTCGGGTGAGACTTCATCACTGGATGTGTGTCCATCACACGGTGCAAAGCAGCAGAGGTAAAAGAAGAACCTATAGCTGTAGAAGAAAAATTAATGGGATCAGCAGGAAAGTTTAGAACACGAGTAGGAGTCGTGGTAATAAGAGTAGGAAACCAGTCGTATAGGCGTTCTCCGAATAACCACCACCACCACGGATCAACATCAATCAGATCAACAACCTTGGTTTGAGTTGGTAAATTATAAATACCAGCAAAAAGAGGAGCAGGATGATAAATCTGAGGGACATATGTGGCAGGAAGAGGAAAGGGAACACCCACACGTAACCAGCGAGGACGCACAATAGACGGGGTGCGAGGGACAATTCGATAAATGCCATAGTCTCCATAACTTTCAGGAGGTGAGGTAGGGTACAAACGATTTGCAGCGAGAGCAAGTTCAACACTTATCAAATAAATAAGATTGGCGGGTTCATAATAAACACCACTTCCACCAGAAACTGTGATCTTTACTGTTTCAACAGTGAGATCAAGAGAAGTGAAACCGTGGGTATGGACATCTACAGGTAAAAGCGTTGGTTCGATAGAAATTTCTCCATCATTAAATGAAGCAAAATCTCCACCGGTAAAAGACCTAACGCACACAGCGGAACCAGGGGCATAATGACTCCAACTGTTTAAAGGACCTGAAAATTCACATGTATCCACGACAATCACCAAATTCGTTGTGAGTGTAGGGTTGAGAGTATTGAAAGCACGCGATACATTCCAAGGGCTGCCGGTTTTACTAACCAGGCGCGCCAAGGATTTACTGCGCACCCTCTCAAACTTCATGAACAAACCACGAACATTGGAAGAGGGATTGACCCACCGCATGGGAACTCCATCGGTGAAATTAGAACTATACCACAAAGCCATCAGATCAAGCACACGGAGGGTGCGTTGAGCTCGACTGAGAGGGTGACCATGGGACGAAACTTTGTCAGCATTCATACTGTGTTCTCGATAAAATTCTTCAGCAGCTTCACTACCCGGAGCTGTGGGCATACTACGGAGTGCTGTCTTCCACCAAACTAAGTCAGGCATCTGAACACCGGGGATTAAAGTATTTCCAACCAAAGGCATGGGAGGAGCAACAGGGGCATTCGGATTAATAGGCAAGGCAGGAGGACCAGAGGGAGCAACGATAGTACTAACCACAGATGCTGCGACGGCACCACCCAAAACAGGAGGCACAGTTACAGAGGGAGGAACACTAGAAGAAGGAAAAGCAGGGGCAACAAAAGCACTCTGCGGAGGAACGTTAATCTGACCACCAACAGGTCGGGTGGGAGGGCGATTGCCACGACCACGGCCACGTCCACGATTGCCGGTATTTCTTAAACCTATTGGTCTACCGGAGCTTCTCCCACTTGGAGTGGGAAGCAAATTAGTTGGACGGGGATTAGAATAAACGTTCATTGTAGAGAACAACAATGAGGACTGAGTGAAAGGAAGAAGAGCAAATGTGCCAGGGTGGGAAATCAATTCTAGGTTGGGAACGGGATCGATATGATAACATCCATGAACCAAATCCATATAGATGTAACCAGAAACTTCGAAAGGACCTAGACCGAAACACATAGAAATGTTTCGGTCAAAAACTAACCGAAAAGATTTTTTCCACTGGAAAGAGAGAAATTCACAAAAAGCTCCAAAAGAAAGAAACTGCGATCGCCATTGAAGTGCAAGGCTAGAAGGAAGGCCAAGACTAAGTGCGAAACGGGTGACACAATCCATTTGTGTAAAATTGGTCGACGTATAAAGAGGGGTGAGGGGTGAGGTGAGAGGGATGATGATGCAAGGTTTGTTGTAAGGAGAGCAAATGCAGCAAAACACT